TTTGTTTCATCATCTTCACCTATTTTAATATCTGTAGCTAGTAAAGAGGTAATACCTGTCTGAGCTGCATCTATTGTTAAGGTTAAATCAAATGGGTCTGCATCTGAACCATCACTTGTGTCTGTAAAGTTTGTGGTAATACCAGAACCAATAATTTTTAGTTCTTTACCATTATCTATTGTAACTTCTGTGCCATCATCATCCTCAACTACAAAAGAAGTAGAAGAAGCTGCAACTAAATCTATAGTACCATCGGCATCTTGATAAGTAGCTGTAATGTTTGTTTCTGTGTTAGAACTAAACATAGCTCCAACTGTGTCTTGTATAACTTCTGTTAGGTCTATGTTTCCAGTACCATCAAAACTTACACCATGAATATTTCTAGCAGTTTCTAAAGCTGTAGCTGTTGCTGCATTACCTGTAGTATCTTGGTTAAGTGTGCCAATTACAAAATCTAAAGTATTATCAGAATCATCATAACTAACTGTAATATTAGTTTCGGTATTTGAAGATACCATTGCTCCAACAGTATCAGAAATAGTTTCTGCTAAAGTTACACCATTAACAGTTATGGCATCTGCTTCAAGAGTTCCATCAATATCAACATCACCTGAAACATCTAAACTAACAGCATCAACTTCACCGGCTACAGTAAGTACCCCATCAGCTAATGTCATTAGGTCTGTATCATCAGTATGTCCAATGGTTGTACCATTTATAATAACATTATCAACAGTCAAGGTTGTAAGTGTGCCAAGACTTGTAATATTTGATTGAGCTGCACCTGTTACTGTTGCTGCTGTTCCAGAAACATTACCTGTAACATTACCTGTCAATGGACCGGCAAAAGCATCGGCTGTAACTGTGCCATCAAAAAATGCATCTTTAAACTCTAAGCTAGATGTACCTAAGTCAATATCATTATTAGTTACTGGAACTAAAGCACCATCTTGTAATTTTATCTGGTCTGCACCAGCTGCCCTAAATATAATATTATTATCTGTGGCAAAATCTATATCGTTATCTGCATCTCTACCAATAACTAAACTTGTATTTAGTAAAGATGATATTGTTGTTTGTGATGAGCCAAGTACAAAATCAAGTGTATTATCACCATCTTCAAAAGTAACAGAAATACCTGTTTCAGTATTAGAGCTTACCATGCCTCCGACAGCATCAGTAATAACTTCATTTAAAGTCGCACCATTTACTGTAATAGCATCTGCCTCTAATGTCCCATCTATATCAGCATCTCCAGATATATCTAAAGAACCAGCATCTAGTTCTCCTGTTAATGTTACATTTCTAAAACTTGCAATATCTTTGTTGCTATCTACTACTACTGCTTTAGAAGCTGCAACAGTTCCTGCTGTAACTCCATCAATAGTTTCTAGTTCTGCTTCACTAATATCTGCTGAACCAATAACAAAACTTGTACCTGTGATAGTTGTACCTGTAATAGCTGCTGCACTTGAGCCACCTATTATTGCTCCATCAACAGTACCACCATTTATGTCTGCAGTATCAGCCACTAGGCTATCAATATTGGCAGTACCATCAATGAATAAATCTTTAAATTCTAAACTAGATGTTCCTAAATCAATGTCGTTGTCTGTTATAGGAACTATAGCTCCATCTTGTATTCTTAATTGTTGTACTGAAGAGGATGATACCTCTACATAAAATTCTATATGATTGTTTGATGTATCTATTAATACTTTGTTGTTTGGGGAAGTTTCTCCAGCATCTCCTATAAGACCTATAACTGGTCCTTCTGCTGTTGTACCATCGTGTTTGTGTCCTGTTGAATTATTAAATGCAGCTAATAATTGATTAAACTCATTATTAAATAATGCTGCTGTGATGGTATCACCATCGTTGATTGTACTTTGTCGTGTATAACTTGCCATATTTTATCTCCTGCCTGATGGTATGTAATCAACATAAAAGCCATTTACAATGTATGAAGCTTTTGTATCATTACTTTGTATTCTAAAATTATTACTACTTCCACTACCTACTAAAGGTATTCTTACTAAAGGTTGTTCTGATGCTCCAAATTTATTAGTACCAAATACTGCTGTACCAAATACTGAAGGAGCTGGAACTGAGTCTAAAGTTATATCAGCTGGTTGAGGAATATCCAAACTATCATAATCAAATCTTACTCGTAAGTCTGGTTGTATCTCATCCTCTGGACCAAAAGATATTTTTATATAATGTAAAGTCTTTAATGTACCAAAATCACCATAATCATAATTAGGTGTTTGGTATCTTGCATCTATTGCTGAACCATTAAAGTTATTACCTGTATCATGTAAATATACAAAACCATTTGTATCGCCATGATAATAAACCTCTACTCCATTGTTATCAAAGTTAGAACCTATAGCTGTAACTTCAATACCTAAAGTTTCTGACCATTGAAATCCATTAGGTCTTAATGTACCTATGATTCCTCTTTGTGAAGAATCAGAAGCACTTGTTTTTGTGTAATATAATCTGTATTGTGATTTTTCTCTGATTACTAGACTATTAATTACAAAATCATTTATTGTCTCTGCTAAATCGCTTATAAGTGGTTGTATCTGTTTACTAATAGTTCCCAACTCCACATCGCCAATCCTTACAGTACCAGCGACTGTTCTAAGACCATCTGGTGCTAAAAATATTAAGTCACCACCAATCTCTTGAATACTATAACCACTTAAACATCCCACATTCTTTGTAACTGGAACTACTGCTATGTTATTTGAATCATTTATATTTATTAATTTAAAAATACTATTTCTACAAAATATAAATAATTCGTTTCGGAAACTTTTAATGCCTTCTACTTGGTCCTCTAATACTATCTGACCTGCACCTGTTGATGTAAAATCCTCTGGGTCTAAAGTTCCACTAAAAAATATAGTATTTAAATTATCTTCAACTCCAGCAGCTACTAAATGTTTATCGTGTACTGCTAAAAATTTAACACCTTTTGTTGTTGATACAGTAACTTCTGAAGAAAAGAAAGTTCTAGAAGTTAATATACCAGTTCCTTCCATTCTAAAACTGTAAACTTTATTAGCTCCATCTGCTATAAATACTGTACCATAATCAGATGTAGCTGTGTCAAATATAGCAAACTGTACTTGTCCTTGACTTGTTCTATTTAAAACACTTCTGCCAGTAAAGGTACTATGATTATCGCCACTTGATGCTACTGAGCTTCTATTTATTTGTAACCAACTTGTTCCTGTATTACTAAAATAAATATCATCATCTACACAAGCTATAACTCCATCTGCGTAAGGAAATACTCCTAATATAGTATCTACTGAACCTGAAGGTTTAACAGCACTATCACCACCAAACTTAGCAAAACCACTTACTCTTCTGTAGCCTCCTTTTACAGAAACTTCAAAATTTTGTAACTTCGTTGCTACTCCGGGAGTTCTTACTAAATCTAAAGCATTAGAAGCAGTAACTAATCCTCCATCACAAGCAACTGCGTAAGGTTGTGAACGAGCCATAATTAAAAATAAGTTCTATCGTCTGTCATAAACTTAGGAGCAGGATTTATTAAATTTGACTTCATATATTTCATAGCTTTTTTATAATCCTCTAAAGCAAATGCTGCTTGTTGAGGAGATTCTTTAAATTGCCAAATGTAATATCTTGCTCTTGAAGTTATAACATTACTATATTGTTCTGGTAATACTATAGTATCATCATGTGCTGATAAAGCTGTGGGTTTTGTAAAGGCATAAAAATGCACATTATAAACTTTATCAGGTATTGGACTTAATCCAAACTTTCTATTATCTGGAGACTTAATTACAAATTTAGGTTCTCCAAACTGTTGACTACCAGCATCATCTTCGTTTTCTCTATCTCTGTAGTATCTTCGCCACTCATTTAAATTTACAAATCGTAAACCTTTTGATACATGAGGAGCTGATTCTCCAGAAACATTTATTGTTGTTAGGTAAAAATCATCCCAATCTATTGAAGCAAAGTCAGTTGTTATGCTTGAACTACTAGCATTTAATAAATACCATCTAGTTCCTGCAACTGTAGCAACTGTAGTATTGCCATAAAAAGGGTCTGTGCTACCACTAACTCCAGCTGAAAAGAAAGGTAACTGTGGTTCTTGATTAGCAATATCAAATATAGATTTATTTATTGCATCTTTAACAAATGCTTGAAATCCTACTGCTCCTGAAAAATTAGAAGAAGTAAGAGGAACTTCATTAAGTTCTCTTAATAATTCATTTGTTAAATCAAGATATGTTGTTGCCATTACTTTTTCTTTTTCTTATTAGCTTTTAAAGACCTTTCTAAAATCTTAGCTTGACCAGCATGACTTTTAGAAGCTTTCTTTAATGCAGCTATTAATTTTTTTGTTTGTGCTTCATTTAACATTTTATTTACTGTGTACCTTTTGTATTGCAAAGTTTGCCATTAAACTTGCACCTTTATGTGGTACAAATTTACCTTTATGTTTCATTAATTTAAAGTTACCATTTTTTTGTTTCATCCAATGATAACCTTTAGGTGCTTTAACTTTCATTATTTATCTTCTTTTGATTTTAATGATTCGTTGTAACCAACTCTTCTATTACAATCTTTTTCCATATCAGATATTGATGAATAGTCTCCAGATTTTTTAGATTCGCCACCATGTCCTTTAGGCATTCTATACATATCGCCACCACCCATCATAGCTTCTCTACCATAAGCCATTGGTTTTCTTCCGTGTTTCATAATTATTATCCTTAAAAAAATGGAAGGGTCCGAAGACCCCTCCTAACTATTTCTAGTCTATTGTGTAAAATGCTGAAACTAATGCTTCAGGTCTTAGAACTTTTGTTCCATAAACATGCAATCCTCTCACAATATCACCAAATGAATCTGGGTCTCTTAGGACCTCAGTTGATATAATTGTTTGAGCAGTTGCTGTTGAGGAAATATGTCCAGCTAACACTTTACCACTACATGTAGATGTAGCAGCAACATTATTAGACTTGTACATACTAAAGCCTCTTAACATTCCACTAGAAACTAAACCATTTCTAATAGAACCTTGACCTGCGTTAAAGTCAACACTTAGTAACTTAGAGCCAGATTGAGATAGTTGCTCATAAAAACTTGGAGGAGCAACAAACCATCTACCTTCTTCAGGTACATTTTGCTCGTCAAGTAATCTAGCCATGAAAGCCATAACATCTAATGGGTCTGTTCCTGTTCCATCAGAACCTGTAAGGTCGATAGAATTAGAACCACCTTGATGCTGACCCATTGTTTGTGTAGCTGCTACTGCATCTGCACCTAAAATGTGGTCTGGGCTTGAAGATGAAACACCACTAAACATTGATGCTAATACTGCTGAGTCAAAAGAATCTCTTAGAGCATAAGCTGCTGATGATGTTGCCACCTCTTTAAAGTTAACATGTGACATTTTGCTTTCAATATCATCTACGATGAATTTAAAAGCTTTTGCTGAATCAACAACCAAAGATGTTTCTTGGTCTGTTAATTTTGTTGCACTAGGGTCACTACCTCTGGTGTAATCTGAAACACTAATTTCAGGTTCTTTGATAATTAGTACAGAGTCACCAAAGTTTGAAATTTCTCCGGAGTAATCGGTATTTGTAATAGCTTCTGCTACACTCGCTTTTCTGAAAAAGTTTAATACTTTAGCAGAATAAATTTGAGGTAAAAAGAAACTATTAGTTTGACCACTCACGGAGTTACCGAAGTTTGCATTTGTATCTGGACTAGGTTCAAAATACTGTGCCATTTTTATTCTCCTTTGGGTTAAAAATTAAGTTAATCTAATTAATTCTTCCTTCATCCCAAGCTTTGTCGATTTCTTTTTCAAGTCTATCAAATTCAGCTGGAGATAAATTTAGAATCTCCTGTTGTGTCCAAATCTTTGCTTCTTTTGGCTCGACATTAGTTGTCTTAGTAGACACCATATCGGCAGCCGAAGACTTAGATTCAGAGCCTCTTGATAGCTGTTGTTGTTTGCTAGTTATTCCCATATCTGATTTGAATAAATCTATAGCTCTACTTGCTGCTTCTGGGTCGTTAGAATTTTTATAAATCCAATTCTGTATAGACTCAGGTTGAGACTTTGCCCAATCATGGAAATCATCACTGTTTCTAACATCGTCAAAATCAGGATGCTTTGCCTTGAGTTCTTTCTCAGCATCTAATCTAATAAGTTGCTGTTCTCTTTCTTGTAAAAGTTTTACCTTTTCTTCAAGTTGTTTTGCTCGGCTTTCGCTTTGCATAGTAGCAACTGTTTCTACTACATCATAAACATCAGGATATTTTTGTTTAAACTCAGCAAGTTCTTCTTCAGATTTAGGTGGGGTATATTTTACCTGACCTTGTTGTGCTTGTTCTATAAGTTCAAGCTCTTTCTGTTTAAACTCATTAAGTTTACTATCATAATGTTTTTTCAAATCATCATATCTTTTTTTATAGTCGGGTCGCTTGTAGTCGCCTTTTTTTTCTGTCTGAACTTCTTGTTCTTCTTGAACAGACTCTTCAGTATTTTCTTCTACAGTATTACTTTCAGGGTCTGGAAAGTACATTGATTCAGATGAAACAAATTGTTTATCTTCTACATCG